TATCTTTAGGAGGAATCATGAAAAAAACGCTTGCCTTTGTCGACGTAGAGACTACCGGACTCAATGCCTGTCTACATGAGATCATAGAGATCTCAATCGTCCGAGTCTATCCTGACGGACGAGAGGACATATACACAACAAAAATCCGTCCTGAGAGAATCGAATATGCGGAGCCTACGGCATTGGAGATCAACGGATACAATGAGGAGGAATGGCACGCAGCTCCGTCTGCTGATCTCGTCATGCCTCGGATCGCTGAGATGCTGACAGACTGCGTCCTCATCGCTCACAATGTCCGATTTGATGAGGAATTTATCGCAGAGTCCCTGCATCGCAACGGACTCAGAGCGAGATATGATCGTCGTATCATCGATACGATCACTCTCGCTCATGAGCATCTCTATCATTTGCCTTTTTTGAGTCTGGACTCAATCCGTCGCTATTTTGGATGGGATCTCTCAGGAGGACACAGAGCTGAGAAGGATGCTCTTGATTGTATGCGTCTGTATCGTAAGCTGTGCAGAGCATCTGTCATCTCTCGTCTCTCCTGGAGAGCTGCGTATCATCTACGCCCGATTTTTCGCAGAGCCGTTGCCATTACTCGCAAATTCTTTTTTTAACTGCTCTTTGATTTTGATCTCCTGGATCTGATCTTTGAGAGGCTCCAGGAGTTGATAGATCTTTTCCTGTCCTCTCTCGAGTGTGTCGATCCGTCCTGAGATGTTGTCTAAAAAACCTTTTCGGTCATGATTGAGATCGGAGATCACTTTGTCATATCGTGTCCGGATCATCTCCTCGTCTGCTCTGTGCTGAGCTTGCATCTCTTGTCGTTCTGTCTTGTTTTCGTTGCGTGTCAAATCTAGCTGTTTATTAGTCTGCAGATAGCTATAAATCATCCATGCCAAGAAAGGGGAGTTTGTTGCCAGGTTGATAAATACGTCATGATATGTATTAGGATCCATTTTTGATTATTCCTCAAATTCGACTGCAGTCCCCTCGATGAGAGTATAGCTGAATTTATCATATCCGGCTCCTATTTGTAGGTGACAAAGTCCCATCAGACGAGAGAAGTCTGCGGGATTTTGGATGACCTGACAGCCTGCACTGTAGACATTTGTAGACTGCACTATTTTACTGCTGTGAGCTCTGTGTATGTTGATCCCAAAATAGCCCGATTGCTCATTCGTGTAGTCTGATTTTGCGTCTCTGTTGTTGTCTCTGTATACCGTCACTTTGCCATTACGCTGACAGAGAGCCTCATATTTACTATTGTGCATATCGAGAGACCATACTCCGCGATACTGTCCAGGTTTGAGAATCGCGACTCCGAGAGGATTGCTCGGAGCCAGATGCTGATCAAGTCCTGCCTCTGTCGTGCATTTATACCTCTCCTCTATCCAATCAAATCCATTTTTGTAGACTACGACAAAAAGATCATCAAATATGCCTGGCCTTCTATTTGGATTGCGGATGCCGATGAGATTGAGATCCCATTCTACGCTCTTAAAAGTCTTGTATCCCATCGCGTCAAGTCTGCGAATGATAGGAGGCTCATTGAGTCCCCAATTGACTAAAATCATACTGTCCTCTCGTTGTCTACAGGATTCTCCTGATACATAACATCATAATACCAAAACGCACCGGAGTACTCCTTGCCTACTATCTGCACAGTAGTCTCTACAAATCCGATGTCCTCATCTGTCAAGATGATGACGTCTCCGATGTTGTAGTATCCAAGAGCAAAGGGAGATTGATACCTGATCTTTTTTTCGGGGAGAGATTTGCGTCGGATGTAGTCAAGACCGATCTTGATCGCTGTATTCCGATCATGTACATAGTCGAGCTCAAGAGTCTGACTCTGCACTCCATATCTCTGCTGAGATATGATGCAATACGGAGAGACTATCTCATACGGACTCTCAATGCCTGACAATCGCTCTGCTCGAATGTAGACCTGTCCTTTGTACTCGGAGCCTCCTATACTCTGAGAGAGACCTCCTCCTATCGACAGATCAAGCTTGTAGTTTGACGAGAATCCGACTCCGTATTTGACTATCAAATCATTGATGATCTCTGCCTGTTGTGGCTCAATCGCTGAGACTCGCTCAAAAGAGTCTCCTGCTGTGATCGATGCTCGCGGATTGTAGAATAGATCCGTATTGCGATGATCTATGATCGGATAGATGCCTCGTGCTCCTGCTGCGAGTGAGACAGGAAGATATGGAATGATATATTTTTGTAGAAACTCGTATGCTTTGATTTCCGGATCATTGATGTAGCCTGCAAAAATGTACTGATTGAGGACAGGACGCACAGACTCAAATGCCTCTCTATCAAAATCAATTTGTAGAGCATTGAGCACCCATACAATCAGGTCTCCTCCATACTGCAGCTCTTGTCCGGTATATGGAGAGATTGCTCCTCCTCCGTCTAGCCATCTCGCATAATACTCATATTGTCGTGAGTCCTTATTTGTTGCGTATGCAAGGTCTCCGTATCTGTAATACGTATATGCAAATACGTTGCCTCTCGCTCCTGTAGAGTGATAGACCGGAGCTGATGCAAGATAATTGCCTGCATTGTCCTGCAGATCTACTGTCGTAGCCTTGACAGCATGTCCTGCGAGGAGGATGAAAAGATAAGCAGGGAAGGAAGGAGAGAAATACTCAGCGAACTGATAGACAGGAGAGCCAGGAAAGGTCAAGCTCGTACCATCTGCTTGATATGTGATCCCAGGAGCTCCGATGATTGCAGGGATAATCTTGCCCTCCTCTCTGATCACTGATCTGTCAATGATGCCGTCTGTATATAGGTAGTCAATGACTCCCTGTGTCGTGAGTGACTCATGACTGTAGGAGAATCCATCAAAGCTCATCGCATCTCCGTTGAGAGCTCTCAGGAGGCTAATGTCTGCGAATATAACCTCATTCTCTACAGAAAACTCTACAAATCCCTCGTCTCTGTCCGGATGGCCATATATCGGCTCATTGATGACTCCTGTGAAGTAGGGAATACGCTCATCATATGTCTGCTGCACTTGTCCGTTTTTGACTGTGACAAAATACAGAGTGACAAGAGCATTGTCTATCCCGATGCCGTTGATCTGTCGTTTTGCGATGTTGAAGGGGAATACAAGAGCAAGAGAGATACTATTTGCTGACAGCTTGACGTCTCCGACTTGAGTCAGACTCTGTGCGAGTATCGGATCCTCAAGATTGCCTCCGTAAAAGACAAATCCATCTCCTGTGTCCAGATCGATCGGGAAGGATGAGAACCTATATATCGTGCCTCGTATGTCTACCTCACACAAAAAGCAGATCTCTGCTGCGAGATAGTCCTGAGCATTGTAGACTCTCATATTACCTCCTGCAGCGTGATTGTCGCGATCCTGACGAGCTCTCCGGACTCATTGACAAGCTCATCTCCGAGGATGTTCTCGACTTGCACCTCTCCTGTCAGCATGACGAGAGCTTGCTCTGCGTCTCTGTGCAGCTCTCGGACTGCTGTCGTAGTGATGAGAGGCAAATACACTATCGGAGTCTTTGCTCCCTGCAAGTATTTGAGAAGCCCCTGGAGGAGATCGGGGACATCGTTAGCCGTCGCAATTGGATCTCCTGAGACAGCATCTGCGATCCAATAGTCCGGATCGGGATTGTCTCCTTGCAGCTCTGTGATGTCGATCCCTTCTGTCCATGCGAGTCTAAATGTCCTGCGACTCGGGCGATAGTTGCGAGCATAGACGATCCCGGATTGAGTCTCGCTGAGCTCTGTACCTGAGTCTATGCTGATCGTCCGGCCTCGTTGGTATTGCTTGCCTGGTATGAGCACAGATCCAAGATGCAAGAGTCCGATTCTAAAATCCTTCTCAAGAGTGTCCTGTGTCGTGATTCGGAGCCCGAATGCCTCCGCTTTTAACCTGTCAAGATTGACGAGTAGAGTCATGCTATTAGGGATCATCATTATATTGCTGTTCGGCACAGAGACGCTCACTGCCTCGTCTAGCGTCAAGATAGCTTTTTTATTTGTGGCAGCTCCTCCAAATGATCCCTCACTATTACTGACGATTGTCCTCCATGCGTAATTACCTCCGGATATTTGTACTCTGATCCGCCATCCTGCACACTCATTATATTTGAGATATGTAGAGGACAAAGCAGATCCTTTGAGAGTGCGTCCGGAGACGATTGCTGTAGAGTTGATCGAAGTGTCAAATATATCGAGCACATTCCAAGATCCGGAGCTGTAATACTCAAGTCTTGCCGTCCTAAAGTTGTAATTGCTCAGATGCAGTCCGATGATGTCATTCGGGAGATTCTCATCCTCATGCACTGTCGTATCCGGATCAAGTTTGATCGCGATAAACTCCTCAGGTACTGTCCCCGATATGACTGCCTCTGATCGCCATTGTATCCTCGGGCTCGGACTATTTGCATAGAATATATTATTGATGCTGTAATCTGAGTCCGGAGTGATGTTGTACTGATCTCCTGCAAAAGTCTGTCCGTCTCCTGTGCTGATCAGGACATTATCTGCGACATACGCAAATCTGTCGATTGTTGGATATGCTCTGTACATGAGATCGTCAGGATTCACGAAGCTGTGTATATTCTCCGACATCTGAAATCCTTGAGCAAATGAGATACTCGTCCATACTGTCGTGAGAGTCGCTGACGAATATGCAAGATTGCCCCATCTCACGCGATGCAGATTGCTCGCTCCTCCTCCTCCGTTGCTGAGAGTGCCGACTCTGCCGAGCAAGATCCAGTTTTTGCGATTGCTCTCAGGACTCGCGTCTCTGTAGTACGCTGTAACTGTGCTCGTAGACAGTGCGATAATAAACTCTACGGTATCGAGAGATAGAGAGCTCACTGTGATGACATTTAAGGACGCATTGACATCTCGGACTACAATCTGAGTCTGTGTGACTCTCAGCTCAATCTCATAGTCCTGCGTCGTATCGTCTATTTTGAGATAGATCCCTCTGTTATTGGTGACATTGTTACCTCCTACCATGCTATGAATCCGAGCATGCACGAGGAGTCCTTTGCCGCAAATGTCTGCTGCAAGCATCCCTGTAGTAGTTGGATCTGTCGTAAAATACTCAAGATTTTGTATATAGACCCCTCCTACATTGAGATTCTCTCCTCCTGCTATTGCTGTTTTTGTGACTCCTGTAAAGTTTGAGAAGCGATCGACAGCAGGATACGAAAAGGAGTATCCTGTCCTATTCCATTCGAGATTTCCCTTGTTGGCATAGTACGCAGGAGGCAGAGTGACAGTGCTATATCCTCCGAGAGAGAGCATTGCGATGCTGTGATTTGTACTTGTGCTCTTAGGCTCCGTCAGAATGATAGACTTGCCGATCCAGGAGAGGCCAAAACTACGCTCAATCAGTGAGTTTGCGTCTCCTGTTCTCAGGACGCGTCCGGCTCCGTTGATGTCCTGTCCCATACTCGTCCATGTCAGGCCGTCGACAGAGTACGATATGCGATACTCGGCAAATAGAGACGTTTTTGCGACCATAATATGAGAGCTTCCCTCATCCGTCCAGATGCAAAGATCTCCGTCTGTCATAAAATCATTACTGCCCGATGTCGTTGCGATAGTAACAGGCACATACGCTCCTGCTGATCGGAGAGTGTGTGCTGACGTAAATGCAGACGGCATCGTCATATAAGCAGGAACTTTGTCCGCATAAAATCCAAAACGGAAGAGGCCTTTGTCTGCGTAGAGTGCGATGCTGTGGAATGAGTGCAGCTCAATCTCTGTCTGTGTCGTGATGAGCTTAAAAGTCGCTCCGAGATCTGTAGAGGCATATTGTAGGAGTCGATTGCGTTTTGTTGCACTCGTATCGTTGTATATCGTCTCAATCATGAGCAAGATTGTGCCTCCTGCCTGAGCCATCCTGAGCCGTTGTATATTGTGATTCTCAAAGGCAACTCCGGAGCCTGTCGCAGTGCCGATCTCAATCTGCTCGTCAAATGCCTGAGCACTTCGGAGATCCCACGAAGAGCCATCCTCTGAGACGTAGCTCTTGAGATTGACTGAGCTATTGTCTCCTGCGATATGCACGAGCAATATATTGCCGTCAGGGAGTCGACATGTCGCACTATGGAGATCGTATGCTGTGATTGATGGCTGCTCTGTGTAGACTGTTGTCTCTGTGTATGTGTCATCTTGCAGCAATACTCCGACTTTGACAGATCTCAGCACAGTCTGCAGATGATAAAACGACACGACGAGAGAGCCATCCTGCATATCTAGTCCTGTGGCGTGCCTGTATTGATTAGACGATACTGTGCTAAATTTTATATTTTGATACCTCGACATAGTATTTTGAGGATCGCGTCCGTATGTCGTGCTCGTCTGATTGTCCGTAAAGACAAAGCCTGCTCCATATCCTGCAAAGCCGGCCTTTTTCGTCTCAATCGTGAGATCAGAAGGAGACTCCTGCTGTCCTTTTGCGATGAGCTGCATCGGAGTATTTTGCTGACTGACAGGATCTCCTGCTCTCTCCTGAGCCGTTGAGAATGTGCTTTGAGCATCCCATACGTTATTTGTGCCTACGTCGAGAGGCACAAGAAAACCTCTCATATATTGCGGAGTAACATTTGAGCCCATATCAATAACCTCTCTTAGCTGATCTCATTGACAGTCCGGCTCTCTGCCTGTCTGTCATGTACCGATCAAAATGTTTGTACGGATTTGTAACTATAACCTGAGGAGCTGAGGATCCGCCATTCTGCAGACGATTGACTCCTGGCTCTCCTCCGAGTCTGTTGACCGTTGCTCTGTCTAGCACTGCCTCTCCTGATTTGACGACAGCAATACTCTCATCGGGAGTCATACCGCCCATATGAAATTTAGGAGCTTGCTGAGCAAATACAGCAGCAGTCTGAGCCGCTCCTGCTGCGACTGCTCCTGCAATCATGAGGCCGTTAAATGGAGGAGGATATGCTCCTGCTGCAGTGATCGCTTTTGCTGTGTTGAATGCAATCTCACCGACAGCAGCAATCTTTTGAGCAGCAAATAGAGCTTTGATGATCTCTCCGTTTTTTTGTCCGGATTGCTCGGCTAATGTTGTCATCGTCTGGATTGTGTTAGAGAATGTGCCGATTGTACCCTCTTGTAACATATTGAGATTTTGGATCTGCTCGTCAATCGCTTGTTTGCGTAGCTCATTCTCGTCTAGTATATTGCCTTTTGTTTTCTCGCTGTTTGCGTCTCTGAGCTCTTGGAGTCTCAGCTCTCCCTGCTCCTCAATGACTTGTCTCTCCTCTACGAGAGCCGCGATTGCTCTCATTCCTTCGGCTCTCACCTGAGCAGCAGTCTGTCTGTCTGCTTCTGTTTTGGCGAGAGACTCAGCAGATGCGATTTGCTGCTGTATAGACTCTTGTAGGAGATCATTTTGTCTCAGTCTCTCTTTTGTCTGCTCTATGGCTTGCTGCTGTGGATCTAGGGAGTCGATAAAGATTTGACGAGCTCTGTCCTCTGCTACGACTCGCTGATCTGCAAGAGCTTGTCCGACAGCCTGAATCTGTTGTAATCTTGTTTCAGCCTCTAGCTGTCTTTGTTGTGCCTCTGCGATCCGTTGCTGCCGTTGCTCCTCTGCTGCAGACTCCTCCGCAATCTCGGCCTTTGCTCTGATAACGTCCTCCTCTACTGCGAGCACCTTCTCCCTGTTTTGTACGATTGCATTTGAGAAGTCTCTCTCTTTTTGGATCCTGTTGAGGAGCTCTCCTCGGAATCCTACGAGAGCAATGTCTGCATTTACTGCACTCTGATTGAGTCCTTGCTGTATTAGTTTTTGATCACTGAGTGCCATTGCCTGATTGAGCAGCTCCGTCTCCTCGGCTGAGATCGCTCCTGTGCTCTTGATCGCCTTGTCTAGTATGATGAGGAGTCTCTCTTGCTCTTGTATCCTCTTTTGCTGAGTCTCTAGCTCTGATTTTGTTTTGGCTGTTGAGATGTCTCGTGCCTGAGCAAGGTCATACTCGAGCTGTGTGATCTGTCCTGTCAGGAGTTGATACTCTCGGTTTGCGTCCTTAAAGTCTCCTGTGACAGCTTGCACAATAGCAAATTGCTCGTCAAGTTTGCTATTTGCCTCCTCCTGAGCTGCTGCGAGGACTCTTTGCTGCTCTGCTGCGAGACGTGAGGATCTCGTATACAGATTGTATGCTGCTGTCCCTGCCACGACTGCAGCAGTGAGAGCCATTGTGACTGGACCTCCTTTTATTGCCTGCTCTGCTGCCGTTGCGAGTCCGTCGGCCATCTCAAGAGCCTTTTTTGCACTGTCATCGAGTCCAGGGATGAGCTTGTCGACTGCGAGAGTCGCAGCTCCCATACTTGTGCCGAGAGTCTCCGCTCCTTGGGAGAGTGCATTTGTCTCTCCTGCTGCGTCTGCAAATGAGATCTTGATCTCCTGAGCCGATGATGATGCGTCCTGAGCCATCCTGTCAAATGAGGCTCCGACATCTTTGCTCGTTGCACTATATGCCGCTGACGTTGCCTTTGCCGCTTTTCTGCTCTCCTCTGCGGCCTTCTTTGCGGCCTTTTGTGCCTTGTTGAACTCTGCAGATAGAGCTCGCGTCATTGCCTGAGCCTCAGCCTTTGTCATATTCGGGATTGACTCAAGACTGTCCTGCAATTGCTTTATATTGGCTCTCAGCGTTATCTCTACGCTCTTGTTAACGTCTGCCATAGTTACCTCTTTTTTGCCTGTTGTATGAGATCGTCAGCGAGCATCTGCACGAGCTTGTCTCCTGCTTTACGCATCGGAGACCATAGTAGCTCATTACTCGTCTGAGTGCCGTATGCGAGATCGTTGAGTGTATATTGTCCGGTCTTGATTGCCCATGAGTAGGGAGCCAGATTGCGGACAAATCCGACAATGTCCTCTCCGTCAATCATGACTCCTCTCTCAAGTTTGTTTTTGGAGTCTTGACTCTTGTCTGAGACCTTCGCTTGACTTGCATCCTCCGCAGAGAATTTGCCTCTGTCTTGCATATTTTTTGCGATTGCATAGGCCTGAGCAGGAGATGATCCGGAGTCTTTGAGTCTCGTCATCTCCTGGATCATTTTTGCTTTTGCCGATCTTGGAGGATCGACTCTGACAGGCCATTGACGATATGCGTCTCTGTATACCTGCTCGACCTCATCCTGTATAGCTCTTTTAATAATAGGATTTGCGTCAAGTAGCTGATTGACGAGTCTCTCTAGCTCGTCAGAGACAGATACTGCTGCATTACCCTGTTTATAAAAGACCTTAGCCATCTTTGAGCCTCTCTCTCATGCGTCTCGCTTGTTGTACATTATATCGCTTTTTTCGCTCATCTCGTTGCTTTTGTGTATCTTGATCCAAAATATAATCAGCAATCAAGTCTATCTGCAGCTCGGAGGAGAGAGTCAAAAACCATCCTGGATCTTTATGCCAATGACGCGAGATCTTGAGAGCAAGTCTGTCTAAGTGCCCGGCTCCGGAGTAGAGGAAAAATTTGCTCTTTCGTCGACCTCTGCCTCTGTTGGGATTCTCTGAGACATAAAGGACAGGCACTTGACTCCCTGCTCATAGATTGCCGATGCCGTCACTCCCATCTCGAGCAAGCGATCAAGGCACAGATGACCGTAATCACTAGCCCGATGCTTAACAGGTCGATATTTGGGCAGTTTGGCAGTATGATCAATGCAGACTCCGATAGATCCGGCACATAGACGAGCAAGCTGAGCATTGTCTGTCTCTGCACTCCATAAAGACACGAATTCAAAGCAAGTCGCAAGGGAAGGAGAGGAGATCTCAATCTCCCCTCCGAGCTTTTTGATAGTTATTTGCATCTGTAGTCTCCTGTTGTTGTCTAGCTATAAACAACACCACCATAACAAGTAAAGTTAATTGTAAATGAGCTTGGATCGCCTTCGGAAAAACTCGCTACACAGACGCATTTGCTAAGAGTAGCAGTATGAGCGTCATCGTCTCCGAGAGCAGTAGCGTCGACTGTATACTCAAGATCTACGCAATAGAACTCTACAAATGGAGAGCCTGCTGATCCTGTGCTGACGTTACTTGCATATTGTCCGGTCTTGTTGATAAAGTCGAGGATTGAGCCTGCTTCGGATGCGTCAGTAAATTGTCTGAAATAAGCAGCAAAAGATCCAGATGCAGCAGGCTCGTCGTCGCCTTTGCGTACTGTTGTGATCACTCCTCTGTCTCTGATCACAGTCTGAGCTGCTTTTGGAGTGTCAATGCTGAGATTGCCCTCCTCATAACTGACTGCAAGAGTAACAGGAGTCCCTGTGCCGTCCTTTAATGTGATGACACCATCGCGTCGTGTCTTGGGAATAGATGAATAGGCCATAAAATGCTCCTTATTAGGTTAGTTGTATTGTATGCAGAGCTGACAGCTCTATCTCTGAGATTAGATACTCCTGAGAATCCGGAGTGCGTCTTGTTGCTCTCTCAAATCGGATCTCTATGCCTTTGCCAAAGTTAGGATTCATGAGAGCTTCGATGACCTCTTGCTCTTTGTCGAGTGCATTGCCATAGTCCAGGATCAAATCATGAGGACGGAGTCTGTATGCTATTTTGACGCGTACCATAGTCTCAACGTAAAGACCGACGGCTCTCCTCTGTCTCTCATTGGCCTGCTGTGAGGACAATACCTCTACGGCATAGCCGAGATGAGCGAGCGTATTCTGAGTGCGTCCGAATAGCTCCGGTAGTTGTCTGACCTCGTTGAATCCTGACAATGTTCCGATTTTGTTCGCGAGTGCTCTCTGTACCTCTTTGACCGATACGCTCATTAGTATCTCCGTCTCCGATAGTATTGTCCTGGACGATTGAGGAAAATAGTCGGCTGTCCTCTTGTTCTCTTGTTTGGATCGTCTGCCTCTCCGTTATGGTCTTCATCATACACAAAATTTAGAGAGTCGAACTCATCACGATAGAGTCGATAGTGCTCATTTGCGAGATCAAGATAGCGTCCATTACTCTGTCCGAGAGAGCTGTGAAAATCGCGGAATATGAGATAGAGGCTGAGATGACGATGAGACTCAAAAAAGCTCTCAGGAGTCATCATGAGATACTCGTATCCCATTCCTCTGTTGCGTATGCGTCTCAGGAGCTGAAACCAGGCATCGTCAATATATTGCTGATAGCTAGTCAATGAGGACGGTCTGAGATTCTCAAGATCGGAGTATGTTGCCGTCAGATCAATGTCTGAGACTACAGGATAGAGTCTGCGACGGACGAGAGCTGCCATCCTACGGAATAGATACTCCTCTCCGTCGATCTCAAGAGTCCACTCTTGGACATATCCCTCACCTAGATCCAAAGTCGCAGCGAGCTGCTCTGCCGTGTGCGTATATGATACTGTCCCACTAACCGCGATTGTTGCCGATGCTCCTGAGATGAGATCTGCTCCGGTTGGTTTGGTGATCGTATACGTCGCTGACGTTGGCACGAGCTGAGAGCCATCACGATAGACCTTGATCTCAGTAGTCTGAGACCTGCCTCTCTCGAGTAGCTCAATAGCTCGGATTTGTGCTGCGTATGGAGTAGATGAGGACATCTGTCAGCCTATAAAAAGAGTTTCCAAGCAGAGCCGTCACAGCATACCATACAACCCTCTCCGAGAGAGAGAACCTTGACAGTGTTTGCTGCTGCGTCTTTTACTGTGAAGGAGTTGCCTTGACAGTTGATGACAAACATAGCTCCGTCCTTTTCCTCGGGCAAAGTCACGACAAGACCGCCAGATTGAGCGTCAAGACGTTGATACTGTGCATCTTTATAGGTAAGAGTATGATTGACAGAGATCTGCTGTATGTTTACTCCTCCAGGTTGTACGATGTGACGAGCTATTTTATATTCTGCCTTGTCTGTAAATGCCATGACTGACTCCTATTGATTTTTTTTGTTTTCGGCTCTCGTGATATGCTTGACTACCATATCGCGAGCTTGTTGATGTGAGATGTTGGATTGCTGAGCGACTCTCTGAGCGATCCTGTCAATCGCGGCTCTTTTGTTATCTGAGCTCATACGCAGCTCCTCCTAATTTGTCGACTCGCTCAATGGCCTTTTTTGTCAGATTGAGCTCCTCTTGCTTTGACTTGAGTCTCGTTGCTACTTCGGGAATATGCTGATCTCTCTCTAGTCTGCTCATTGCTCTATTCATTGAGATGAGTCTGAGAGACGCGATTTGAGGATGAGGAGGATTGAGAGCTCCGGATGCAACGAGCTCGCGTCTCCATTCGTCGTAGGACTCCTGATCGAAGTGCTCGATCATGCGTCTGCCGATCTGCTCAAGTCGAATCCATTTTGATGTGTGATAATTGCCTTTGTGAGCAGGATATACTCTGAGATAATCATGACGAGCAGGATCAAGTATTGTCCATCCTTTGTCCTGGAGATTCGTTCTCATGATTGAGGAGTCGATACGATTGCCGATGGCTCTTGTGCCATTGACTCCTGGAGTCTCTCCGATTGAGGACAAAACAGGGAGGAGCATCGGGATGCTGCTCTTCTTCTTTTTTCCATCCTCTGTCATAGTGTATCCCTCGAATACTTTGAGCTCCCAATTCTCCGGATTATGAGCGAAGAAAAAGCGAGCATTAGATGCCTTGGGTATCCGAGTCTGTACTTCGGATTTTTGCTCCCAAGGCTGAGCGAATTTGCTGTAGTCTGTCATTGTAGTCTCCTATTGATAAAAAGAGTCAGGAGACCGCAAAATCCGGAGACTACAGAGATGATAGATCCTGCAGACTCCTGACAAAGCGATCTACTAACGAACTGAGAGAAGCTTAACGCCTCTAGCATCCTCGATAACACCAAGACCAAGATACGCATGACCTACGATGTAGGTACTTGCAGACATAGGCTTGCGATCGAATTCTACGACGATCTTGCCCATAGACATAAAGTCCTTAGAGCCTTGGAGAGCTGCAGGGATTCCGTCCACATAGCCGAGAGCCATCGGAGAGATCATGAAGTTATCATAACCTGCAGATCCGTTTTCGTTTACGTGCTTAGAGCGATATACGTCTACGCCAAACAGATTGCCTGCGTAGTTTTCGCCTTTAGCTGCGAGCATGTCCATAGAGGACTGCATACGGCTCACTGCATTGCCTGTCTCATTGCGGAGAGAGTCTTGCAACTCAGTCAATGCTTTAGGAGCGAGTACTGCAGCATAAGGTCCAGGAGCTCCGGCTCCGGAGCCAGCTTGCTCGAGAGCAAAGATACCGTCAAAAAAGTCATCTACGCTCAAAGATGTAGAGTTAGATCCTGCTGTAGCTGAGAAGTTTGCAGCAGCGAGTCCTGTAAGCTCGGCAAAACGAGTCTCGTAGCTTCCTGCAATGCTTTGAGCGATACGGAATGGATCGATGTCCATAGAGCCATATCCGGTCATGGATGCAAGGTCGTCGATGTGATAGATGATGTACTGACGAGCAGCAACAAGATCAGCAGTCTGTACTGTCAATGCAGTAGCATTAGCAGACTCATCGGAGATCTCGGAAGTAGCTGCAGCCATGCTGTCGTATCCGTCAAGGCCGGCAAGGCGAACGCGTACGGTATCACTGCCGAGGCCGTTTATGCTGCCTTGATAGCTCAAAAGAGCAGTATTGCGAAGGTTAGCATTGTCTTTAAGGAGGAGATTGATCTCTTGAGAGATCATTGCAGCAAGTCTCAAGTTGCCAACGAGACCGCCTGAGGAGGATACATTGTCAAATGTAATCGGATTAGATGTAGCCATTTTAGGCTCCTATAGTTGGGGGTTAGGTTTTTTTTGCTCTATGGGCTTTTCAGCTTTTTCCGGTGCGACCGTACCCTGCTATATTCTAGTCTATTATAGCATAAAAAACAGGAGTGCAACAATGATCGATATTTTTGCTCGTTGGGTTGATGGCAAGCTCGTATGCGAGCCCAAAAAAAGACGAGGAATGAGCAAGGGAGAGTATCTGCGAGCTCTATATGCCTGTCAGGAGCTCAACGAAGATCAGGACGTAAAAAAGCCCGATCAGAGCAAGTCCGATCGGGCTGAGTGCACAGAGCGAGAGAGTACTAGTACCAGTACCAAATGATAAGGCCGTCAGCGTCTGTCAGATTAGCTCCGAATGTCAGACGAGCAACACCGGCAGATCCTCCGTTAGCGGACACTGAAAACTCGTCATTGTCTGCAGGAGTGTCTCCGAGTGCTGTCATATTGCGGAGGCTCAAACCGTTCTTGAATACGAGTACGGAGTTGATGCTGTTGCTTGGCAGAGTCTGAGCGAGATCGATAGTGCTTGTAGAGCTACCGGAGATCTGAGCTCCTTCCTGAGCAAAAGTGATGCCGAGTTTTGCGGCAGTCACAGAGGAGGACGCAAGCTTGTCAGATGTTACGGATGTACTTGCGAGAGCAGTAGTACCGACTGCACCGGAGGCGATCTTTGCAGAGGACACAGCAGCGTTTGCGAGCTGAGTAGATCCTACGGCTCCTGTGCCGATTTTGCCACTAGTAACAGCAAGATCTGCGAGCTGAGTAGTGTCTACGGCTCCATTTCCGATTTTTGCAGATGTGACGGCAAGATCAGCGATTTGAGCAGTGTCTACTGCAGCAGATCCGATTTTTGCATTTGTGACGGCAGCAGATGCGAGAGCTGCAGTGTCTACGGCTCCGGATCCGATTTTGGCACTAGTGACAGCAGCATCTGCGATCTTGGCTGTAGATACAGAGCTGTCTGCGAGCTGAGTAGATCCTACGGCAGCGTTAGCGATTTTGCCACTAGTGACAGCAAGATCTGCGAGTTGAGCAGTATCTACGGCATTGTTAGCCATTTTGTCATTTGTGACAGCATCGTCTGCGATTTTGGCTGTACTAACTCCTCCGTTTGCGATGCTGATCTCGTCTCCGCTGATTGTCAATCCTCCGGACGCAGTAACGGATCCGAGGCCGGAAAAGCGTTGAAACTCAATGTTATCAGTACCGAGAGATGGAGGAGCATCATTGATACATACAAATCCCTGATTGTCGTAGGTATTACCTTCGAGAGCAAACAAAAACGCACCTGGGAAATCTGAGCCTGCATCCATGTCTTGAGTGCGAGACATTGCGGATCCTGAGCCTGCGAACTCGTATACACCATTTTGCTTTTTATCGGTTTGGTTGAAGAGCAAAACGCGATCATCTGCAGAGAGTGTCACTCCGTCGATTGCGGCAGGAGCAGAGCTGATGTCTACGTTGCCAGGAGCAGCGACTCGGACGTTTTGCTTGATGCTGAGTCCTGCGGCAACAGAATCAACGTAGCTTTTATTCGCTGCGTCTGAGGAGTTGCTCGGAGTGCCTACTTGCAAAACACCGGAGGAAAAGTCAAATGTATCTGTCAGATCCATTTTTGCAGCAGTGACAGCAGATGCGGCAAGAGCTGCACTGTCTACGGCTCCGGATGCGAGCTTGGCAGATGTGACGGCTCCAGATGCAAGAGCTGTAGATCCTACGGCTCCGGATCCGATTTTGGAACTAGTGACAGCACCTGAGGCAATAGCTACCTCGTCTACTGCTGCAGATGCGAGCTTTGCAGATGTAACAGCACCGGAGGCAAGAGCAGAGCTATCGACAGCACCGGATCCGAGTTTTGTAGATGTGATTGCACCGGATGCAATTGCAGTCTCTCCGACTGCTGCAGCTCCGATTTTTGCGGATGTGACAGCACCGGACGCGATTTTGTCAGATTCGACTGCTCCGGTTGCGATTTTTACTGCGATAATAGCCGAATCGACTAACTGACCGCTTTTGATTTGTACTGAACCCATGGGTTAGACTCCTATATAGTTTTTGGATGAAAAATGCATTTTTGTAGTCTCCGGATATAGTCTTGTTATGATGCCTGAGCGATATAGTCGACTGTCACATAATCTCCTGTCTGAGGAGTAAAATTTGTGGTGAATGTCGTGCTGTTGTACTCGTCAAAAGTCTCGCCTTCTACTTGTCGGATACCATTATAGTATACTCTGAGAGATCCTGCCTGATATTCTTCGGGCACAGTAAAGGAGACATTTGAGCCGTCAATCTGAGACGTGAGATCGGCTTGTTTCATGTCTCCTCCTCCTGCTCCTGACTCATTGATAAAAAAAGCAAATCTAAAGGCCATGACATCATAACTCCTCAAGAATGATAGAGACCTCTGCATTGCCGCTCTTGGATGCAACAAAAATAGAGTCCGGTCTATTCTTGCCTCGTCCGAGTCTGAGCACGACATAATTGCTCTGTGGTACTGTCATCTTGTTGCTCGGCACAGCTCCTCCGTCTGTGGCTCCGTTGCGACAGACATAGAGCTCCTTCCCTTGTGCTCCGAGAGAGATCTGAGTCGCTGCCGATGGCAGGAGGATCTCTGTCGTTGTCGTGTCCGTTGCTGTAAAGTTATAAAAAGCAGGATACTGATTTAAGCTGCGTAGATCTTCGCTCATGACTGTCTCCGATTGCGATTTTGCCATGCTGCTCGCACTTTGTCTCTATTGGCTGCATAAAACTCTGGATCTTTGAGTGCTCTCTCTAAAAAGCCAGGAGAATCGGGAGCAGGGATTGCTCCGACATTTGCACGAGGAGGAGGAGTCTGCTGCTGCTGTTGAGTATACTCTCCGAGAGACTGCATTTGCGAGAGCGTAGAGGCCTCCTGAGGAGCTTCTTTTTGTTGTGGTGGTGTGTCTGCCTCCTCAATCATTTTGAGAGCCTGCAAATGAGGACGGATTGTGATCGGGGCATTCTCCGGATTTGTCACTTGTTGATCAAGCCATTCGGAGAGAGTCTGTCTATCTCCTTCTGTTTTCCCTTTTTGGGCTCTCTCAAAGCTCCATTCGATAGCCTCAATCAAATCGGGATCTGTCAATCCATGCTTTGAGATACTCTGATAGCGATCAAAACGCTGCTCTGAGTGTTGGAGTCTCGCCTGCATCTCTGCAAGCTGTTGATTGAGGATATCAACGGAGCTCATAGCCTTCTCCGCTTTTGCGAGTCTGCTCTGAGCCTCCTCTAGTGCTTGCTCTGCCGATGTCGCTCTGCTCGCTACCTTGCCTATACGCTCTTTAATGATGTTTTCCATTTCTGATTTGAGGACATATGTACGTCCGTCTTGCTCTATCTCTGTCATATTGTCTCCTATGGTTAGATTGAGTATTGTGCTCTCTCTTGTCGTATACGCTCAAGTTGTTGCTTTGCCTCTATCGGATCAAGATCCGGATTGAGCATTTGCATAGCGTCGACAGGAGAGATAAGGCCTGCTGTCAGCTTTTGGATTATGTCCTCACGCTGAGCTCGCATCTCCTCCGGAGAGAGTCCGAGAGGAGTATATACGACTCTGTATCCTGACTCAGGAAGGGATGCACCTAAAAAACGATTACATAGCATTGCACATTTGGCGAGCATCTCCTCATCGGCTCGTCTGAAAACAGGAGCATATCTGCGTTGTGCTTCTCTTTGTCCGTCTCTTGAGATTGAGAGTGCATATCCTGATCTTGGATCTCCGGATTGTCTCAAGACCTCTGACGAGATGCCTGCTGCCGTTGCGACTCTGTACTCATATTTTGAGATGCTGTCCAGGAGCTGAGCAGGATCTGCGTATGTAAAGGAGCCAATCAGAGGCTGACCTTGCATATCGGGCTCTGTCTGAAACATGAGGATGCTACTCGGATCTGTGCTTATTGCTGATCTGCGTCCTGTCAAGTCTCCCTCTAGTTGCGAGAGTCCTGAGAGATGCAATCCTGCGACATATTTTTGCGGCCATGAGTTATCCCTGACGCAATGGACGTAGAATGAAAATAGTACGGCAGCAGTGAGAGATCCGTATGCGAGCTGTGCAGCGTCAAAAGCGTTGAAGAGCTGTCCTGTCTTCTCGGCATGATATAACACAACAGGAAGATAGGGAACTCCTTCGCGACTGCGATATGGATAGTACTCTCCTCTCATTGCCTCGTGTCCCATATACATCTCAGAGACATCGGCTCCTATGTCTCCTGCGGGAGTAGCCTCAAACATGCCAAAAATCGGATCGTTGGGATTGCGTATGTCGAGGATGTCCCATACCCAAATAGGTTCTCCTGTCTCCGGATGCATCCTGAGTCTGAGCTCCTGATAATAGAGAGGAATGTCCGGAGCATCCTCGGAGGCAGCAGCAATCACAAAATCAGGAGTCACTGCTCGGAATGATAGACCAGGCACTCGTGCGATCTCTCCTGGTACATGAGGAGCAACGTCGACGCGTACAAACATCTCCCTTATGCCGAGCGTCATCTGTTGTACTTTTTGCATGAGCTGAAAAAATCCTGCTTTACTGACATATCCGTCTCGTCCAATGAGAGCAGAGATGTCTCCGTCTCCTGTGACATTGGGCTCAGAATGATATAGCATTGCGAGCTGTCTCGTGACTTGCTCAATAGCACAGGATGACAGATCAGAAGGTCCGAGAGCTTCGCGTCTGTCCGTTGGCAAATGTCGGAGAAGCTCATCCTCAAGATCCTGCTCCCATAGTCCTGTCAGGAGTCTGCGTCTGAGTGCAGAGTGTTCCCATCTACGCTCCTCTATTGTATTCGGAGCCTGCGGTTTAGGAGGGACATTATTCATATTTATCATTAGTACACCAATATTTTTTGTGGGATGTTTGGTCTATAATCGAGGATGGGAAGCAGTCCGTATCTGAGCGCATCAACCGCATGGCCATACTGATCGCGGCTTCTCGCTGATTGAGTCTGTTTCATTGTCCAGGACTGTATTGATTTGATAGTCTGAGTGCATTCGGGTCTAATCCAAAAGTGTCTGCGGCTCATGATCGCATGTAATATACTAGCACCAAAATAGACGCTGTGCCGTCCTTTTCTCGCTCGTCTCACCGTAAAGGGGAGGCCTCTCGGAGGATAGCCGAGGATGTTCTCAAATGCTCTCATGAGGAGGATGTTGCTCATCTTGTACTGATCGCGTCCTCTGTGCTCTCCGTCTCCTGTCCATATTGCGAGATTCGGATCGACTCCGTATCTTTTCAGGAGCTCAAGTATAGCCTGAGCATGATGCTCCGGAGGAGCTTGTCCAGATGTATACTCTCCGAGCACGAAGATCCTCGGATTTTGCTGATCTCTCATGTCTACGCAGGAGAGGATTGCGACTTGAGATCCAGGATTTGATCCATGGTCTATTCCTACGCAAAAACGGTAGTCTCCTCCTCTCGGCACTGGTTGAGACGAGATCATATCCTCGGAGAAGTTCTCAAAAACGGCTCCTATCGGTGCAACGTCAAAAGATCCATTTATACGAGCCTCTCTGTCATATGGCAGATATGCCTCTGTGATTTTGTCGATCTGCTCTTGGCTCAGGAGATAGCCGAGAGGCAGTCCTATCGGAGTTGTAGCCTCTACTGTGAGAGGAGCCCGATGAGCAGAGATCAATCCTCTCTCAATCATCTCCTTAATGTATGTCACATCGACTCCTCCGACGGGAGTCAAGCTGATCGCGACTGTGCCTCTCTTGCCTCCTGCTCCTCCTCGGCTAGTCCTGGCAACGAGTTCGTTGAATGTCTGCTGATCGACAGGCTCGTCTATGCAGACGAGATTTGCCGTTGCAGATGCGAGTCCGAGGCCCTGCCCTGCTGTTTTGATGCGTATAATAGAGCCATTGCGAAACTTGACGAGAGGAGCGAGTCCTCTAAATCCCTTGCCTCTGATAAACTCGCAGGATGGA